TTACTTAAGTATGTACATACTTTGGAATAAACCATCTCTTAAGGCTAGTTTAGCAGACTACAAACGCAGACTTAATATTTACAACCGAACTGGTAAGTTTCCAAAAGACATAGCAGGTAGTAAAAAGTTATCTTTTGGAGCAAAATATCAAGATCTTATGGATCAATTTTCTAATAGAGTTGGTCCAGATCCAGCAAGAATGATATTAGAACCTTATGTAGCAACGGGTATTCAGAGAAGCGTCCGTGAAAAAATTTATTCTGTTGTTAGTTTAAGAGCAGATTTAGAATCTATGGCTAGAAAAAAATACAAAGAATTAGAATTAAAATATAAAGCAAAAAGTAAATCAGTTCCAAAAGAAGAAAAACTTGTACTAACACAGTATTGGTTAGTTTTGGACCCAATTTTACCAGAAACTGCGAGGTGGTTAACAAGGGCTTCTAAAATACTAAAGATTACCGATATCGACCCTGTTAAGAGGAATTTATGGTGGAAAACTATAGAATCTGTTCTCAAAGATATGAAAGATATACAGAGTGACGGAGATCCATCGGAAGAACTACCTAAAGATGAATACATTAGTTATGAAAAATCACAAACTGCTGTAATGATAATACTTAATAAGTGTGGTTACCCGGTTACAGATGACGACATCGATACAGGTTGGGTCAGTTTAGCTTTATCTTGGTGGAGAATAAAGTCAAAGGATAAGATACTAAGAAGACTCAGTTATGGAAAAAAAAAGACACTATTCGGAATGAAAAAACCTTTTGAAACTCAGATGATTTTAGCTGATAAAGTAGGATGGGACCCAGCAAGAGTTATAATAGAAAATGCCGTTAGTCCACAACTTCAAAAAATAGCAAGGGGATACCTAGCACGTTCTTTCGTTAAATCTACAAGATATCTTAAGATGATACTACTTGCTATAAACATAGATTATTATAAAAGCAAAGGATCGTCAAATCCAATAAAGAAAGCTGAAGATCAGATGATACCAGAGATTGGAACACCATGGAATGCTCTAGATGTAAGAAAATTCGATACCGCTTTCTTTCTTAATAAATGTGTGACTGTTCTTAGACAAAAAGACATAGATTCTGATACATTATGGTATAATTGTTTTTATAGATGTCTTATACAAATAGAAAATTTGGATCCAGAATTTACTAAATACCCAAGAAATATTTCTATAAATATACAAAGTTGTATTGATAGTGTAATAGACCTTCTTCCTAACATTACAAATCCACCTGTTTATCCAGATCTAGATCAACCGCGTTGGTATGAAAGAGCTCTAATTGAAATAGAAGAAAATGAAAACACGAATCAATTTGGCAAATCTAAAATTCCAGACAACGTCATTAATAAAAAACTTTATGCCTCTATTAAGGAAAAGATAAAACGTTCTATTAAAGGACGTAGATGGGGTGCATACGATTCTGGAAGACTTGTAAGAGAATACAAATCACAAGGTGGTAAATACTCCGGAGGAAAAGGTAAAACGAATCTATCTCGTTGGTATAAAGAAAAATGGGTTGACGCGTGCGCGTGGCCAAAAGTAAAAGCATGTGGTCGTAAGACTAAAGAGAGTATTGCTTATTGTAGACCAAGTAAAAGAGTAGACTCTAAGACTCCAAAGTTAGTACAAAACTTAACCAAAGCACAGATTAAGTCTAGATGTGATAGAAAAAAGAAAAACCCAATGAAGAGAATTACTAAATTTGGCGACAAGAAAAAACTTAGGCAGGATATGTATAACGACATCTTTTTAGGTCCAAATAAGGACTTGATTGACAATATAAGATTGACTCTCGTTAAAAGATGTCCAAATGCTATGGTTCCTCGTCTTGGTGATAAGGAATGTTCAAATAGAATGACTGAACTCATATTAAGTATATATTATAGTTTGTTAGATAATGGCGAAATTAAATTGAACACAAAGCGTAAGAAAAAGATTAATACTGAAATAAGAAATGAAATGAAAAAATACGGGGCTCCCAGTAAGTTGAATTTAAGACGAAAATATTTAATCGAAGAACTATTAGTTGGACTTCAAGGAGGATATTATGGTACTATATTTCAAGGTCCGCTAGCAAATAATATTTTAGAATCTATAACTACTTAAAAAAATAGCACATTTAGATTCAGTATGGAAGAAGTATTACCAGCTCTTACAGCCGGTGTAGTTTCTACTATTTTATGTAATCCTCTCGATACATTAAGAGTAAATTATCAACTAGGGAATAAACTAAAATATAATATTAAATATATGTACAGAGGTATTCAATATGGTATTTTAGCTATACCTACATTTTGGGTTATATATTTTCCCGCTTATAAAAAGTTAAAAGCTGAAGAAATTAATAAATCATTGTCTGCTTATGTAGCATGTTGTATATCTAGTACATTTACAACGCCTTTTTGGGCTCTTAGACAGGCAGCTCAGACTAATAAAAAAATTAATACATCGATTAGTAATTTATATACAGGTCTTTTGCCTACATATCTAATAAATCTGAGTTTCACAATTCAAATTCCAATGTACGAGTATCTTAAATCTAATTGTGAGAATAATACATTTAATACATTCATTTGTACAGCTATTTCTAAAACTTTAGCGGCATGTGTTTTTTATCCACTAGATACTATAAGAGCTAGAATTAGAGATGGACAAATTTCAGTTTTTTCAAGAAATATAAGTTACTACAGAGGTATTTCTTTTTATCTAGTCAAAAGTTTACCTTATCATGTTAGTGTATTTTGTACTTATGAATTTGTTAAAAAGAATTTAACGTAAGATATTCCTTGTAAATAACAATCTGCTAAGTCGTCTTTTTTCTTGTGTTTTTCAAAAAAATTATTATGAGACTTTAATAAATGTCTAGTGTGTGCAATTCCTAGATTTTTATTTTGTCTATATTTACTTTTACATTTATGTTCCACATTTAGTTCACAACATTTGAGTTTATACTTAGCTGGGTAAAATAAAATTTTAATGTTTCTATTTTGTTCGTGTTGAATTCTAAGTACAAAATAAACATAAATAGCCGTGCTAATATTTCTCATCTTTGGGTTAAAAGATGGTTGTTTTTCTAAAAGAATAATTTCTGAATCTAATAAATGAGGTAAAGTATCTAATTCTTTTATAACTCGAAGTGTTTCATTTTTATCACTACAGTCTATTATATGCCAATCTAGTATACATCCATCTATGGTGTCTATCATACAATAAGCAAGGTTTTTAATACCGATATCAAATGAAAGAAGTATCATTTACAATATAAATGTATAATTATTTTTAAGCTGTTTAATCATATAGTCTATAAATACTTTCAATTTCATCATTTGAAGAAAAATAGTTATCAATAGGATCTGTGTTATAAACACATTCGTAATTTATTTCTTCTTTTGGAGCTTCAAAGCAACAACAAATATTTCCCATTATTTAATATTAATAAGAGGCATTAAACTTTCAAATTGTTTTTTCTTTTTTTTCTTTTCTTTTTTAAACAAATTTACATCATTTACATCCCATGATACAAAAATAGATGAATCCGTTAACTTAATAGCACAATATCCTTCTAATAATAAAGTTTGTACCATAAAATTAGTTATTTCATTTATATTATATCTTGCAAATCCAAACACATAAGGAGGTGTATTGTATATAAATTTAAGCTGTCCATTTTTAGATAAGTTATTAATTTTTTCAGATAATTTATTAAGTAAAAGTTTTTTCAACTCTGTTAATCTACATAATTGGCGTTTTTGTAAATTTATAGCGTCTCTTAGTGCTGACATTTAATAAATGATTAGAATTTAAAAAATTTAAAAAAGCGTGGTATTTGTTCTTTCTGGGGGGTCTTCTTCGCATTCTTCTTCAGATTCTTCTTCAGATTCTTCGGATTCATCTTCTAGATCTTCCTTTTTTGTTACTTTTAAAGGCTCTTTTTTAGATTTTAGTTCATCGAAGCTTTTTATTTCTTCTTCGTCTAAAAAGTCTTTTCCATTTTCTAACTTTTCAACTGGTCTTTCAATTGGAACTATCGGTATTTCTTGAGAGTCTTCTGGTTCTTCTTCTGGTTCTTCTTCTGGTTCTTCTTCTGGTTCTTCTTCTGGTTCTTCTTCTGGTTCTTCTTCTGGATCAGATATCTTTAAAGGTTTTTCTTTTTCTTCAAAAACACCAGAAAGATATTCTGTAAGTATGAATTGTATTGGTATTTGATTACCAATTGTATCATTTATAGAAGTTGTGATTAAAGAATAAATTTTTTCCTTTCCTTCGTCTATTATACTAGGATTATAATACACTTGTTCACATATATTAATTATGATCTTGTGTAAAAAAGTGTTTAAATTTGGAACCTTAATTTTAATAGACTTGTCATCTGCGGAAAGTCTAACACATGCTAAAATTTTAACATGACTTACAAAGATCGCTGTTATTAGATCCATTAAATAAGGGTACGAATCTTTTGTTTTCTTAAGTTTTTCTTCTAGTTTGTAATCAGTCCAGTTAGGAACACCCTTGAGTTCAATTTGAAATTTTGAAAGTGATACTCTTTTCTTTTTATTTTCAGATTGAGACTGTAAAAAAATACCCTTAAGTATTTCATACATTCTTGGCTGTAGAGAATAAACTAGTTGTTTTGTATACTCTTCTTTAGCGGCAACTAAAACATTTACGTTTAAACTTTCTGACATTTATTATTGCTATTTTTTTTTTAAACGAAAATTAACCTTAAAAATTAATATTAACTTATTTTAATATTATGTGCACACCAAGTAAAAAACAAGTAGAATGGACTCTTGATGAAAATTTCATGAAAAAGATTTATAAAAGTTTATATAATGACTCTGA